GGGTGGGGTCCTCTCTCCTTTAGGGCTCTCTCCTTTAGGGCTCTCATTGGAAGTAAAGTCCGTGCTACCCTGGGGTGTAGAATCTACACCCCCTGGGATGTTGTTTTCTGCATCCCTTGATCTGAAGGGCAGGTGGTAGTCGCTGGCATTTCTACCATTGCCCCTACTAACCAGTTCGATGTAGCCATAAGATATGAGCCAGTCTCGCGCTGTTTGTACCGTCCGGCGACTTAGCCCGCTACGTTCACAGATTAGGGTGAGAGAGGCGAACAGATTACCACTCGTTGCGGCAATACGGTCGAGAACTCCATAAACCACAAGGGCGTTACGGTTTCCGCTGTAGATGAGGCTCTCTGGAATCATCGCGTAGTGCTCTTGGAGTTCTCGAAGGAAACTCTGGGGGCTACTGGTTACAGGTTGTCCCTTCTCGCTCACAACTCCACCTCCTCCTCACAAACCGGACACCAGCCCTCGCCCACGTTTTCCTTGCACTTCTCACAGTGCCCCCACCTTATAGGCGCACCGCAGCAAATGCTAAGCAACTCCACGTCCTCATGAATGGGACACATTACTTCTCCTTCGTCCATGCGTGGTAGGCGCGGACAGCGCGGTTCAGGTCCAATGGGTGAATGAATTGGCCCATCTCTCGGACGGCTTGACCTGCTACCTCCATCCGCTCCTCATGGTCGGGTAGGCCATGAGCTTGCACGTCGGCTATGGCCTGCTCATAGCCGTCCCACCAGGAGCTACTATGCAGGACGATACAGATTCGACATGCATGGAAGCCAACGTACGCAGCGACGGGTTCAGGATAGGTGCCTTTCTCATGTACGTGATCTGTCTCAGCCACAACAAAAACCTCCTTACTTGCTCTTAGCAAGGAGGACTGGTATGCTGACTCTCAGCACCAGCACGGTCCTTGCTGGATAGGGGTTCAAGTGAAGAGCCGAGCCACTTGAACCCCTTTGCTATTTTACGGTGAGTCTATTCCTCTACTCCGGTGAAGGCAAGCCAATCCACGTGATGGGAGCTTGGGCCACTGCACCCACTTCGATTGCCTCTAGGATGATGGCTCGCTTCCCGCTGGCTTCGTGGGTAATGAGCCGATGTGCTTCGGCCTCCGCCGCTTCTAGGGACTCGTGTTGCCTGGCAGGTTCACGAGCACCTTCAATCATAACCATCCAGAATTTCTGCACCTCTTACCTCCTATGCTCTTTCCGTTACTTTGCCGGTGGCAAGCCTTGCTCGCAGGCCCAGCAGGTTAGAATCCACACCATCTCCAGAGTCGTTGGTGGAATGCCTTGAAGGGAGTCTACTAGTTTACAAAGCCTCTTCGGGACCCGCTCTCCGCATACCTCACACGTTGTCATGGCTCCCTCCCTGTCCGGCCACAAGCGCGGCTCTCTCTTCTCGAAGACGAGTTAGTTGATCTTCTAGTTCCTTTAGCTTCTGCTCTTGTTGAGTGATGTCTACGTCAACTAGTGCTTGGAGGACGTAAGCGACATGCTCAAAGTCACTTGGGTGCGGCATTACGGTTCCCTCCCTGTCCCGCTACAAGTCTCGCACTTTCCCGTGCCTGCACACGTTTCGCACACGTTTTCAACTTGCTCAGGATCCTTCTTCGCCGCCTGCTGGCCTCGTATAAAGACAGCGACTCCCTGTCCCGGAAGTCTATCGTGCCATGCGTGAATCACATCCTCATCCTCCGGCGGGGTCTGGTAACTGGCATAGTTGAGGATGGAGTCCGGCGTCTCCCTGAACACCTCCTCCGGAAGGACGGCACGGAGCCTGTAGCGCCCAGCGAGGTTCCGCACTGTAGCCTCACTCACATGAGCGATCCCCTGGTCGCTCCACTCCTGAGCCACATCCTTGGCGGCTTGGGTGCGACCCCTCTTCGGAGCCCGTTGTAGCCGGAGGTAGGCGGTGGCTTCGAGGTTCTTTTGGACCTCATTGCCGAGGTCTTGCATGGCTTCCGCCGCGGGGCCCAGCAGGGGCGCGATGAGATGTGGCAATGTTTCACCAGCCCACTCGGTGTTCTGAATGGCGGTACTCATGAAGCCATAGAAGTCATCCAGTGCTGTAGGATGAGGGGGCCATGGTGTTTCCGCCGTGGTCTCGCCGTTCTCTACACGGTAGACTATGCCGTCACGCCATAGGACTTCGATCTCCTCGGCATGGACGGCATCGTGGCAGCTATCTTCTCCTCCACACAACGGGAGTAGATTATCCGGCTCATCCGAACCTCCCTGGGACTTGAGGATGTAGTGATGAAGCCCCCAATTCCCGCCGCGCGAGCAGAGCACACATGGTATCGGCTCGCCCACGACGAAGCCCCATAACTGAAGTGCGAGGACGCGGAAGTCAGCCGAAGCCTCCGTCATTAGAACGGAATAACCTCCAGCCGCAGAGCCTCCACCATCTCCCATTGCCTCTCAGGGCTCAAGTCACGGAACCTCGCCCCTGTCTTCTCGATGCACCAGGCATTCCCAGGCTCTTGGAACTGATCTCCCCAGTGGTCCTTCGCCAACGCCCAGAACGGCGTTGCAGGGCTTCCAGAGCGGTCATGCTCGGTCTCCGTAGTGCCTTGTGGCTGCTCGGTGCCACTAGACTCCCTGGGTGCTTCAGTAGGGCTCTCCGCGCCGCTGGCGGGAGTCTTCCAATCATCACAGACATCGCAACGGAACCAACGCCGGTTGTTCCTTGAGGAGATACCTGTTCGTAGCGACCCGCCGCAGTCGGGGCAGAGTTCTGCGGCAATCTCTCCTGGTGCTTCCCGCGGCATCTCCTCGGCAGGTGTCGGGCGCAGTCCGGCCAACACCATCACCCAGGACAGGCAGTTGCGGAACGCCTTAGCACCTGCCCTGGTCTGAGCCATTGACCGACGCTGGAATGCTGGCCGGTCAGCCCATTCTCCGTCATCGTTACGTCCACATTCCGCCTCGGCTTGGGCCACCACGACACCCGTGTGGATATCCACGATGTAGGCGATGGCGAGAAAGACGCCAGGTTCCAGTTCGGTTGTCTCGCCGGTCTTGCAGGAGAGACTATAGAAACGGCCCAGCGTCTGCCAGTCATCGAACTCAGGGTAGCGCTCACCTCGAATGAGGACTGGCTTATCCCTGCCCTCCAACACCTGGACAAGCACTCGTGCGCGATGCTTAGCCTCCTCCAGTATCTCCTCAGCACTTAGCAATCGCGACTCACTCATCACCACGAGGTCCCTGTCTCTCTCATTTGCCATGTTTATTCTCCTCTCGCTTTGGCGACGGCCTCGGTCGCTCTCCGCACTGCTCCTGGCGAGATTACTCTCTGTTCCGGGTCGCCCGATCTGGCATAGGCCAGTACATCGTTCAATGCGTCTAGCAAGTCAGGGGCGGCGGCGATGAGGCGGGCGTCCTCCCTTGCATTGGGACGATCTTTCCACTCGCCCACATCTGCAATCGTCCGTCCTGACTCGCCCCCGATCCACCCAACAACAAGATGGTGAGGGATAGTGTTATCGTAACCCTCTAGGGTCACTAAGTCGCCAACCTCCCATGGCCCTGGTGTGTAACTCATTAGAACGGTGCCTCCTCTTCCTCAGCTTTCCGAGCTTCTCCAGTAATCATACCGAGTTGCAAGCTATCCTCGATGCCCGCTCGCAGTGCCGTGAGTTGACCAACGATTGACTCAGGGTCACCTGCCTCCTTGAAGCGCACCTTGAGGCTTTTGACGTACCACTCCTTCTTTGCGGTCTGGCCGATCTCAACGCTATGCGGCCACTCCTCTACGATGTCCTGCTGTTCTTCAGGCATTGTCATGCTCATTCTCCTTTCTCTGTCTCTCCTCCCGTCTTTTGATAGCTTCCGACTCCGGCCCGTCTACTACAGCGAGTGCCGCCCTGAAGGCATCCACCTCCTCGCGGGGTATGAAGATGTCCTGGCCCATGACTCTGCCTTCCTCTATTCTTTTGTTGCTGATGAGCAATGCGCCAGAAGGTGTGCGGGTGACCAGGACGTTAGGCATCACGCCTCCTGTCGTACCAATGCTCTTTAGCCAAGAGCCCGAACTGGCCTGCAATGATGTGTGCTACCTCTCCCACCATCTCGTTTTCAACGTTGGTGCCTATCGCGGTTGGCCAAACACACAGACCGGGATTATGCCAAAATACCCACACAAACTCCGAATACGGACGGGCTTGTACAAAACATTGGCTGAAGGAGGGCAACGTTGGGAGAGGACAGCCTCTTACAGTCTCGTCGTCTCCCAATTCCTCGCACCTGTCGAACTGAAACTCTCGACTCTCAAGTAGGTCAACGACTTCTTCTCTACTTGGTTGTTTCACCTCACCAACAAGCGTGAAGAACCGATAGTGTGAAGATATACTGGTTTCCATCATCCCTCCACGTGCTCATCAAGCCGGTTGGTACGCTCTCTGACCAGCCCCTTGTCGCACTGCCCATTCTTAGCGTCCACGGCACACGTCTTCTTCGTCGTGACCATCGCGTCCGTGCACATCCCGTGCTTCGGGCAGGTGAACAGCGAGGCCCAGTTGTCACGTGGACTTGAAACCATATAGGTAGGGAACTCTCCGAAGTTGAGTTGATCGTAGAAGGTGTATCCTGGCGGTTCCTCCATGCCAGTCTTTCGGAGGGTGTGCCATGAAGGAAGCACATGACCGGAAAAGATGTCCCTCAGCCGCACCTGTGTGTCGTGGCGAACCTCGCACTCCTCAATGACTTGGTAGATGCGTTCTCCGCGGATAAATGTCTCAAACACTACTGATCTCCTCCAACCTCTCCAGTGCCTTCCGCCACGCTGGAATCTCCATCCACCTTGACTCCCTCAACCCAGCCTCGCCCAGTACCTCCTCCGTATCCCAATCCACGATTACGATCATTTGACGCGCGCGGTCGAACTCGGCGAACGCTCGTGGCCGGATGGCTCGGACGCCCAGCAGCAACTCCCAGAGCTTAGCCTGCTGCTTGATGTCGTGCTTACTCCAAGCGGTCGTGAAGGGCTTCCTGGTGCGGTTGCGTTCCTTGCGTTCAAGGACTGCCGCCGGTGCCTCGGTGCGGGTGCTGCGAATCGGGTCAGTCTGTTGGGTCATGGCTCATTCCTCGCTGTAAGTTCTCCCAGAAGCTGTCTACTATTCTCTTGACTCTGGCTAGTCTTTTGATTGGGTACATGCAGACGGTCGTCTCCCCATTACTGAGTTGATGCGAGGCGCGCCCGGGGATGCTTATGAGAGCCGCAGCTTCTTCAAGAGGTAATTCTACAGGCAGGATGCAGAAACCACCTTCCCGACCCCATTTATGCCAGATGAATCCGCGGTAGAAGCCGTGCGCCGTTGGCCTTGTCTCCATGCCGCCGTTGGCAATGTAGCACCGACAGTCGTGCAGGACGGCTGCGGCTGTATCGATCTGGCTCATCCCAACCACCTCTGTAGGTTTAGCTCGCCTCGCTCCTCGAAGTAGTGGTACCAATGCTCGCGGGCGATCTTCGGTTCCTCCGGATAGAGGTCAGAGACGGAATTGATCGCCTTATTCTCCTGATCCAGCTGTGGCCTGAAGTCCCGCATAGGCATGTCGCACTTCTGGCAGCTAGGCATTGCGCTCATGCGCCTCGTGTTGGAATCCACGTGCTACTTCCTCGAAGGAGTAGGGTTCCCGAGCCTGCTTTTCCTTTGCTTCGATTCTCGGTTGTACTAATGTCTTCTCTAATATCTGCCCGATAGCTACCAGCGAGAAAGCGATGGACTTCAGGGCTAGAGCCTGGACATATTGCGGATCCCCATTCTCTTCAGCTTTGCGGGCTAGTGCGTCGGCAACATCCAAGTGTGGATTAGGCATCACTACTTCCTGGCGAGAAGTCTTCGCGGAGCCGAGCATCAATTGCGACTAGGCGCTCGTGGACAGAGTCTTGATCTCCGTCGTTGAAGCGAAGCTTGATAGTCCAGCGATACACGTCCTTCGCGTCCTTACTCAACTCGATGCTGTGAGGGTACTCCCGAATCAGCTCTGCGGAATGGTCGTCCATCACTCTCCTTTGGTTTGGGGTTCAGGGAATAGGATACTGTGCAAGGATGCCCTCAGTGCGCGGGCGGCAACTATCAGGCGTGCGTTAGCCGCGCTCTCGTATGATGATTTCGGCACAAGGGCCACGATTGGTCCTAGCTCATCCGGCCCGAAGTCGAGGCGAATCTTCAGGGTATCCGAGCCATCGTTGTGGACGATCCAAGGGAGGTCGTTAGGCATCACTTACCTCAATCGTGTACTCGATCTCCATTTCATCGGGTGCCCAACGTTGCTTGAGCTTGAGTATCCCATCTTGTGCTCCCTCTGCTATGAGATCGGCCCGGTCGTTTGCTGCTTCTTCGTTCGGTGCACTGACTAGATAGATGATAGTCAGTGTCACTTCGTACTCTTTGTTAGCCATTTTCCACCTTTCGGTAGCCACCAGAGCACCAACTACCACGGCGATCTTTATGACTGATCGTCATAGTGCTGCCGTGCAGTACCCAAGTTTCGACTTGTTGAGGACAGCGTGAACATTGAACCTTGCTAGTCTTCACTTTGTCTCCTTATCGCCGTCCACTGGGTACTCAGGGAGGATGCGCCCGCACTTGTAGCAGACCATGACAAGATCGCCTCCTGGTTCAGGAAGAGCGCGTGGTCGTTCTTGTAAGATCACCACGCTCTCTCGTGGGTGCTCGCACTGCCCCTGCTTGAACAACTCTGCCAGGACTAGGGCATGCTCTTTACCGTACATAGTGCCGATCCTCTCATTACTGGCGAAGATTTTGAATGTATCAGGGTACTCGTAGTCCGCCTCGAGAGAATAGGTCGGCTTGCGGGTCTCCGTCTTTGGCTGGGTCATCGTTGCTCCTCCGGTGCTTCGATCTCGCGAAAGGTGATCTCATCTACCTCTCCGCTCAGAATCATGTCGGCGTAATCTAGGGCATTAGTCGTCAAGAGGCCATCTTTGACAGCGTGCTCAAGCACCATGCGGATATTCTCGTAGGCATGCTGAAGTCGCCCCTCCCTACGCTGGGCCTCGGCGAGTTGGTCAAGAACCCACTGAGAATCCCAATCACGGCCACGTTTCCCAAACGCTTCTAGCCGCTGCTCCACGCTCTGGTCGCTCATCGCTACCTCCTTGCTATGACTACCCAGGTGTTGTTGTGGGGCTCGAAGCAGAGCCCGTAGGTCGTTATCGGGTCGCGTCTCACGGCGGCTTGGTTAGGGGTGCCGAGCCAAGCGTCGGTAGCGATTCTGAGAGACAGCGCGTGTATGACCGCAATCTCATCATAAGTACCGGCTCCTAGCTCTAGGCCCATCCACCACCTATCCCCATTAGGGCGCAAGTGATCAGGGTTCCAGTAGTAGGCCATCTCCCAGGCTCTGACGCAAGCCTGTTCGTGGAGGTTGGGATCCTCGGCGACCAGTGCCGCGTTGTAGGCGTTCTCGGCCTCCGGCTGGGTCTTGTACCACCCAACACGCACCCCGTCCATATAGGTCACGTATCCGGTACCTTCGGGGGCGACGAAGCTGGTGCTGGTCATGCCGAGGAGAAGGAGGAGCACGGTGAGGAGGGTCATGGCTCTATCAGGACTCCCTCATGAATTATGCCGTGTCCACTAAAGTGGAAACCGTTGTCCCATACCTCAACCGTCATTGCAGGGCAGAGATGCAGAGTGCTGGGTCCAGGTACGTCAAATATGAGGCGTTTCGCATCCGCTGCCGTTTGGAATGGCTGCCTCACCCCGACACAAGACTGGACGAACATAGCGGCAGGCTTTGAGATGTCTTGCACTCCTGTGATCTCGGTTCCGTCGGAGAAACTATAACTGAGCTGAACACGCTTCCCTTCAAACTGGCTCAGCGCCTCCATAATCTCCGCGTAGTCCTCTTCCGTGCGCTCTGTGGTCACAGCTGTAGCTCCTGTAACCGTCGTGTTAGAAGCCATTGGTAGTCGTCATAGACTAGTAATGCTTCTCTAGCCTTACGCTCTAAGAAATCCAGGCATGACTTCCTGGTGTGCTCGTGGTTGTCAGCGTCGCAATAGAGTGCATGGCAGTAAGAGCACATCCGCTCCAGAGCGGATTCATGGGTAGCGCAGGTCATGGCTCCAACTCCTCGAAGAACTTACGCCAGTCCTCGGATTCCCCAGGGTTACAGGTAGGCTCGTGCCGAACGGCCTCTTCGGTTGGGGCGTAGGCTCCGCAGTCGTTACAGATGACTATCTCTTGCGCGATGTGCCTGTACGACCGTACCACCGTTCGGGCCATCTCGTCCTCAATCCATTCGGCTGTTATTCTATCTCCCCATCCATCTAGCGCGTAACGGATGCTAGCCCAAGTACGGCCCTCGGCATCTGCGAGCGGGCCGTATGCGCGAATCAGCCGGTCATTCTGTATCTCGACCGCGTAGCGGTCACCTGTTTCCGGGTGTGTCCAGATTCCGTACATCATGCTCCTTTTGAATACGTGTGCAACTTCGCTGGCTGGCCCACGCCCCCGCATAGGTCATCCCACTTCCCGATCGGTTTCCGCCATCGGCCAGAGAGGTAGTGCGTTCCTGCTGTACCGTCCTTTCGGACGGGGCAGTCGCCGTACTTACGAGCCATCTGAGGTGTATGCTTGGATAGTTACCGCATTGCCCCTGATCGATGTGCGCAATTTCAATCCTCTACGGTAAGCGGCTGCAACAGCAGTGCCGCGGAGGCTGGCGGCGGTGGTCTGAAAATCCTCTCCCCGCACTAATTCATATATCCCTCCGTCCAACCATTCCTGCCAGGGGTAGCGGCTGCTGCCGTGCTTGCCCTTGAACTTGAAACTATCCAGCTTTCGCATCTCTACCCTCCTCTTGTGCTCTTGTCTCCTCCGCGAGCATCAGGAGTAGCTTGGTCGCTGTGCCGAGCGGTCGCCGGTAGCCTTGCTCCCAACTTCGCACGGTGTCCACAGAGACACCAATCCGGTCGGCGAGCTGCTGCTGGGTAAGGCCGGCGTCCATGCGGATCGTGCGAACCTCGTCAGCGCTGAGTGTCGGCATCGGTGCCCCTCGCTTTGGCGATTGTGTTTCTGGCTGCTCGGCATGATGTTGTCCGGCACTCTGCGAACGCGATGCTGTGGTTCCGCACCCCGTGGAAGCCATCTGCGGTTTGCCGTAGCGCTTCCACCAGCTCCTCGATCACGCCATCTTCCAGCGCCTCGGTGCTGATGCCTACGCAGGCATTGACGGCAGCGACGATGCGACGGGCGTTGGCTTTGTCTTGCTCGAGGCTTCGCACCCTACTGACGGTAGGGGTGCATTGCACGATCACTTCGCCACCAGGACGGCCACTAGGGACTTCGGCTACGATCAGGTAAGCGTCGGTCTTCCATGGCTCTGGCGTATGGTCCATCACTTCCTCCTACTTCCCGCACGGGCAGCGGGTCCATGATCGGGGTCGGTACATCTTGCAGTAGATGCAGCGGATCAGGTTGCTCATGACGGGCGCTTACCGGAGTAAGGTGGTAGCCGCTGAGCCAACATCTCGTAGTGAGTATCGGGGTGGCCTTGAGCACAGACGGCGTCGAGGCAGTAGCCGCACCATTGAGATGTACCGTGTACGCACCAGCCATCATGCCCTTGGAACTTCCGGCACGTAGAGTCTTGAAGGATACTTGGGCAGAGATTGCCAGTTTCTAGATTTCGCATCATCGCTTCACTCTCCTCCACTTTCTCTGTCGTCTACCCCTGGAGGGGGTTTCGCCCATTAGGGCTCATCGGGACGACTAGTGGTGACAACCTGGTCGATTGCCTATCTGCTGGGTACAGGCATGTCCGAAAGGCTCTCCGCAAGCGAGATGTCGGAAGATAGTACCACCGCACCAGCCGCATGTCCCCATGGGCTCTATCGGATCGTGGCCATCGTGTTCCCACCATCGCTGCTGTCTTCGCTTCGCCATCACTTCACCTCCATCGCTATGGCCGTATCATACATCGCACCCGTGCAAGGTACTAGCGATATTAGGGGTTAGTTAGGGCTATTAGGGGCAATCTTGACCGATTCGGGGCGTGGTGCTACCCTCCATCCATGAGTGACGAAGGAGCGCGTTACCAGGTCCGGCCCGACTACACACCTCGGTTCAACTATCCGGGTTGCTGCATAACGTGCAAATGGCCCAGTGCCGATATGACTACGCTCTACGTACCGTTTATCGCGTGGTAAGGGCATGAGCCAAACGAACGATAATGGTGAGAACGCCGATCCACCTCGCAAGTGGAACTCTGCCCAGATACAATTGCAGCACTGGCTCGCGTTGCCGGAACAGGATAGGCAGCCGCAAACCCAGCGAGAATTAGCTCCTCTACTTGATAGACAAGAGGACGCTCTAGGTCGGTGGAAACGTCTTCCTGGGTTTATGGACGAAGTACACGCTTTGGTACGGGTAGAGGTTGACGGCTATCTGGCTACGGCTCTCGGAGTGATCGGTAGGCGAGCCGCGAAGGAAGGCAACCTAGAGGATGTTCGCTTCCTCTTGAAACTCGCTGGTCGATGGACCGAAGAGCGTCAGCCGGCCAACTTCAACCAATTCAATCAATTGAACCAATTCAACGTGACGACAGAAGAAGCCATCCTAGCGTTCAAGAGGGCGCAGGGACAGCTACCAGCGGAGACGGTGACGAAGGAGGAGTAGTGAACGAATACGAGCGGATTCCCCTAGAGGAAGCTCGTCCGTTCTGCTACCGTTGACGTGGTTCTTTCGATACCTGATAGCTGGCCGGAGGAGGCGCTAGAAGAGCTAAAGGCTATAGTGCAAGAGAAGCTATCATAATGACCGACCATCGGTGTGATTCCTGTAAGCGACTCGGCATCGGCTTCTGCCGCCATCCAGAACGGGAAACCGTAACGCTCCAACCTGAAACCGTAACGCTCTCTAAGGGCGGGCGAGGGAGGCGGTTGCATGGGACGAACGCAGAGCGCCAACGAGCGTATCGGAACAGAAAGCGTGGCGACTGAGGGTAAGACCCGTGAGCAGTTCGACGAGATAGGAGCTTGCGCCTACTCGTTCCGATACTTCCTCCAATACGTCTACATCCAGCCCCAGGTAGCCCCAGGCCAAGCCCTCGCCGAGCCTATTCCCATCCTTCCTCTCTGGCCAGGCCAGGAGAAGGTTCTCGCTCTCCTTGAGGACAAGCGCTGCCGGAAGCGGCTCATCCTCAAGGCCCGCCAACTAGGGCTTAGCTGGCTGAATGCGGCGTACTGCTGCTGGGTGGCGATGTTCACCCCAAGCGCGCGGGTCCTGATTATCAGTCAGGGAGAGGACGAAGCAGCGTATCAGTTGGAGCGGGTGCGATACATCCACGACCACTTACCGGAATGGATGCGCATGGAGATCGGGCGCAACAACAACGGGGACCTGGAGTTCCCCGCAGTGCTCAAGAACGGGCGACCTGGTGTTGACTCGTTGGTACGAGCTCTCCCCAGCACGGCCAAAGCGGGCTCGGGGTACTCCGCAACGCTCGTATCCCGTGACGAGCTAGCCAAGCACCGGTACGCCGCAGACAACTACGCTGCCGTCGCCCCAGCAATCGAAGAGGGTGATGCGGAGCTTATCGAGTATTCTACCGCCTGGGGCGACGATGATTATGTACAACCGCGGTGGGAGCTAGCCAAGCAAGGGAGGCTTGCTGGCTTTCTCCATCTCTTTCTGCCCTACCATGAGCGTCCAGGTCGTGACGAGCGGTGGTGGGAAGACACCAAGGCCAGCTATGAGGGTTTGCCGGGGGAGTTTTACGAGAACTATCCACGAAACGACGTAGAAGCGTTCCGCATGACAGCTATCAACATCGTCTTTGACGCTGCGATGGTTCAGCGCAAGCGTGATAATGCCATGCCTCCGTTCGAGACGCTGACGACTCTCAACAAGCTTGATCTAGGTCAAGGCTTACTGAAGGTATGGCGCAGACCAACGCTGGGCTCACGCTATGTGTTGGCGATGGACCCTGGGTATGGTACCGGCGCGGACGGTAGCTGCGGACAGCTTATCGATCTGAGCAACGGAGCCCTTGCTGCCAGCCTTTACTGCACGACGTGGGACTTGGACGCCTTTGCCACGCATTGCTTAGCCCTGGCCGACATGTATCATCAGGCGTTGCTGGTGCCGGAGGTGAACGGTTATGTCGGAGTGAAGCTTGTTGAGAAGCTCCTTTCGGCGTATCCTAGCCGTGCTCATCAGATGTACTTCCGTGATTGGCAAGAGGCGGCGGCGAGAGGAGAGCAACCGAAACTCCCAGGGTGGCACACAGACGAGAGGACGAAGCGCAATGCGATAGCAGACCTGAACGAAGCGCTGACGGACGGCTATCTCAATCTCTGGGATGCTGATACAATAGGGGAGCTAGGTACCTTCATCCATAAAGGCAACAAGATGGAGGCGCGAGAAGGTAGGCATGACGATCGCGTTATGGCACTGGCTCTGGCATGGCAAGGTCGTAGAGTCCCAGCGGTGCGGGCCAGCGGTCAGGGAGTCAAGGTGACCAGTTATGTTGGGTGAACAGTGACCCTCACTAGCCAAGACACGATCCTCAAGACTCTGGCCCGTGGCTGGGGCCGGTTCTCCACCATGCGGGACCAGGTGCTACAGGCGCAGGCTCTCTATCGCCTTGAGTTTACCCCGAAGACCCCTGCTAGCATCTCTCAGCCGCTGAAACTCGGTGATGCACCCCGTATAGTGGACGAGATGGCCGACCACGTGTTGATCCGCTATATACGGGTCATGGCGAGGGCTCAGTCTGAAGCCGACAAGGACAACGCGGAGAAACGATCAAAGTTCCTGTCCGGCTTTTGGCATGTGGTGTTTCAACAGAGCCAGTGGAATCCCGTTCGGCAAGCCGTGAAGAACTTCCCCATGTGTGGTGTTAGCGCGCTCAAGATTGTCCCTGACGTACCCATGTACGAACACATGATGGAGGAGCCGGAGAGCGAACAGGGCGAGACGGACGACGACTATAGAAAGAAATCGCGCCGTCGCAAGCGAATGATGGAGTACATGTTCCCGTTCTGGGTCACCGCACCTAATCCCGCATGGCTTTGCTGGGACCTCTCCCCGCGCCGGCCTCAGTGGATAGGCGAGAAAAGCACACGTCTTGGGGAGGACATAATTGACGAGTTTCCTGAGCTAGCGGAGAAACTCAACCCCGACAACAACTACAATTGTGACGAATACTGGGACGAAGACACGATGGCTTTTGTCGTGCAGGGCACAGGGTTTGCCATCTATCGGGAGAACCGCATTGGCATACCCTACGCGGTGAAGTTCGGTGGCACGGGCTCGGTCGATGAGCAAATGAGGCCAGAGAATCTAGCTGCCGGTCTTCTCACGCGAGAGCGTCAAGCGATCATTGAGAACTCCACCACGTACAATCAGACCATCAGCGTCACTCGACGGTTGGCATGGCCAAACTATTTCACCGATCTCCAGGAGCTGGTGACAGTCTTGCCAGGGCATGGCAAGGTGATACTGCTGGATAATCTAGCAGGGGAACATTTCCAGCGAGTCGACCTCGGCACGGTCGATCCGAGCCTGTTCTCCCTCATGGAGAAACAGCAAGCGGTGTTGGATCGGGAGACAACACCCTCTATTCTGCGGGGTATCCGGCAGCCAGGGACCAGCTCTGCGGCGGAAGCTGCTATCCAGAATCAGAACGTGCGCATGATGTTGGAGGCGATGCTTTCCGCGACGAAGGGGATGCTAGAGCTATGCAACGTCACTGTGCTGCGGTGCATTGACGAGTGGCTTGTTGACGGCATCAGGGTCTATGGGCGTAGTCCGTACGGCTGGGACTACGACCAGAAGGTCGATAGCAGCGACATTGACGGAGCCTACGCGAATGATGTAGAGATTATGGCGGGGCCACCGGAGGACCTCGACAGGCAAGCGGATGCCAGTCTTCGTCAGCTGACGGCCGGTGCACGTAGCTTGCCTCGGCATCTCAGAGAAGGCACCCGTGAGCAAGACCCCGAGACAGAGTTGGCGGCGATCATCACCGACGCTGCGATGAGGAGTCCAGAGGTCATCGCTATGGTGGCTCAAGCGATAGGTACACTGACTCAGATGTATCTCATGGAGAAGGGCTTGAACGTAGCGCAGCGCTCCTTGGCGCAGACGCAAAGTGCCGAGGGTGCGGAGTTGAGCGAGACCGAGGTAGAGGGGACGCCCACCTTTGCTCAGCCTAGTTCACCGGAGAGGGAAGCGGCTACCGCCCGCGAGATAGCCAACGCGGGGTCAGGCGGGACGCGGTTGGAGCGGAGGTTGGTGCCGTAATGCCCCTCAACGCCATCCTCTACAGGGCCATCGTGGACGGCTTTCACCGGAACGTCAGGGCTGTCGAAGCCTATGACGCGCAGCTTCGAGGAGAGATGGGCATCCCGAACACGTTCGAGATAGAGCAGATCACCGATGGAGACATAGACCGTATGCTGGAACGGGTGCATAAGGGCGGAGAGGAGCAGCCCTGCGTTGTGTGCGTGCTAAGTGCGCTGAACCCAGTGGCTCAACCCGCTGGCGGGGCGAGGCTGCGTGAGGGTGCCGGAGGTGTCTCATGATTACGGTAACCAAAGTGGTGAAATGTGACGGTTGTGGGTACTCAGAGAACACTGAGTTTACCAACCAACTATCCGGGAGTCAGTTTCAGGTTACCCTTCCGCCCACATGGTTGGCTCCTCCAGGGTGGTATGAGCAGTATTGTCCGGACTGCACGGCAAAGATTATGAAGTCTGCTAGCCTCACGCGAGTCAAGGCTTCCTAATGGCCTCCATCTACGGGGAGGGCCAGTGCCCGATGTGTCACCGGAAGCGCTATGTGCGCATAGCCAGTGTTCGGGTCGGTCAGGTGCTCCGTTGTCGCGGGTGCAAGACGTGGTTCGGTGTGAGATTCGCTGAGAGGTAGGATGATGAGCTGGGATACCAATGTCATTCTCTTGTGCTCGGGCATAGAGTCGATTGACGACATTCAGCAATGGCTTTCTCACTTCCTTACTGATGTAAACTCTGTTGGGGCTGATAGTACCTTGGTTGCCGGAGCGGTTTACATGGGACGTTTCGACGGCCATCCTAGACTAGACATCTCTGGACTGTTACGGGTTGTGGGTCGAGTAAACTGGCGACTTCCAGACAGTGTGCAGCTTCTTGTGCGAGATGAATATGAAGAGGATTATTCTATGTGGACCTGGAGTCGAGAAGGAATGAGAGAGGTCTATAGGTGGGGAAAGGTGGGGATGGCTTGATGGCCCACCTACAGTTCGGACGACAGCAACCCTTGCGGTTCTTCCCTCAAAACCCAGGGGGGCCGCTTACTCCGGAGCAGGAGCAGGGCATTCGTGATCTGGTGGATATTGGCGTAAGGAACGGGCATATTCCTCCAGAGCAAGCACAAGAGGCCATCAACAGCTTGCGCAGTCTAGCGTTCGCTGCTCTTGGTGGGGACGAGGCAGCAATGGCTGCCCTCAATCGCCAGGAAGCTACCTACTCACAGCCCGCGCCCGCCCCTGAGCCTACCGGGGGGGTTGGGCTCTTGGGCCAGGTGGGTGAGTTCTTGGGAGGGTTGTTCGGCGGTGGTGGTGAGCCAGAAGCACCTCCAGTGACTCCGACTCCGACGGGAGGGTTTGGTGGTGGCGGGCAGGAGAGAAGGGGTGTATCGATCATTGACCCGATTACAGAGGAGGCTCACCCCGAATCGTTTGTTTTGCCTGGGGCGTTCGGTGGCGATCCAACCCGAGTCATACAGCGCGGAGGGGCTACGGGTGCGCTTACCAATGAAGTGGCTGCGCTGGACGATGAGATCGAAACTGTAACGGTGCGGATTGGCGCTCTCCCGCCGGCTTCCAGCGAGACCCGCACTGCCTTAGAGACCTATCTGAGACAACTTACAAACCGTCGTCAGCAGCTCTTTCTTGGCGATGGAGGCGGGGGCCAGGCGTTCTCTGGTCGAGCGGCGAACCTACTCTCAGCGTTCCAGCGAGGCGACATTACTGAGGAACAGTACCAGCAGGGCCTACAAGATGCACTTGGCTTGGGACTACTCGGCGGGGGCGGCCTTACAGAATTCCAATCGGCTCAGCTAGACCTGTCACGGCAGCGGTTGGGCTTGGAACGTGAGCAATCCGCTATTCAAGCGGCTAGGGCTGGCAACCCTCTGGCTTATCTGTCGCTGACTACGGGCCAGACACCACAAGAAGCCCTAGAGACCGTGCCCGTGGCCCCATTCCAGGCTGCTATCAGGCGGGGCGAGCCACTTGGCAGGCCCTTCCTGAGCGGGCCCAGCGGCGCTCCTGCGGGCTCTCTGCGAACCCCTGGGGCCCAGGCCCAGGCCCGCATGAGTCCGGTGGAACGAGCGAGCTTCCAGGAACGTGTAGCGGTAGAGAGCGGGGTATCACCGGGGGAACAGCAATTCTTCTGGGATCGACTGAGGAGTGGACTACGGCCGGTCGGGAGGACAGCGGGCTTCGGAGGGCAGCGATGATCCGTACTGCTATTTGCATCTGGTTTCTAGCTGTGATGTCATTCATTGTTGGCTTTTGGGGCCTTTCTCAATTCGACCGGATAGCTCTTATTGGGCTGCTAGTAGGCGGTATGAGTGGCTTGTGCTGGCTGAGAGTCTATCTAGTTCTCAAGCAGCGATCGCCTGGAGGATAGGATGACTGTATTCATAGTTGGTCGAGACCGAGACGGTAAGGTCCGCGTCTTCTTCACAACGGACTTCATGGGTCGTTGTGAATGGATTGAAGTGCCTCTCCCGTGAGGATTTGGCCCAAGGCTTTCTCAATGAAGGTTGGCTGCCGCTGGTGTAGAGTGGTGTTCCCGTATGCGGGTCTACGCGATCTGCATGAGGCGAAGAAACATGGGAGGAGGTTGGCATGAAGGTCGGAGCCTACACTGTTGAGCTGTCGACCGTAATACGTACAGTGGGAGACAAAATCGTCCGCTATAAGGATGGAGAGTGGCGCTCGCTAGGGGAGTTAGAGTGGGTATGACAGAACACGTGAAGACAGTCTACCGAGCGCTCTACCGAAGTGAGGGTGAGGGCTGGATCATCTATCGTCAAACGGTGTCCGTGATGGCAGAGACGCCCCCTAACCATGGGTATGCTCTCCAGATCGAGTCGGAGGTCATGGAGCGAGAGATTCAGAGCGAAGAAGAGGCGAAGGAGAAGTTGGAGACGTTATGAGCTATCTGGTAGACCTCGTTTGTGCTCGTTGCCGTAAGCACCTCGGTAAGACAGAGGTTGAGTACGGACTGGAAGTGCAACAAATCTGCGACGAGTGCATAAACCCTCTCTTGGGTGAAGTGTCCCAGCGGAATCTCCAGTGGGTGTTGATGCAGGCAGATGCAAGAGAAGGGGTAGTGATGTATGAGCCATGGATAGACCTAGATGCCCCCATGCCAGACAAGAGGTTCAATGGTTCTTCCTCTTGATCGCGAGAGCATCCGTGGTCGGATGCGCAACCTATTCGGCCTAGCAGAAGGTCCACAAACGACCGAAGTACAGGCGAGCGCTCTACGTCGCTTTCCTCCCATCGCTGAGACCGTGCCCGCTCCTGGTGTGCCTAGTGGCCCAGGGCAGAACTTCACTCCTTTACCGGTAACACCCACACCTAGCCCCCTCGATCCATTCCGAGAGGCCATTGCCAGAGCGACGGAGGCTGCACAAGACTTTGGTGTCACAGCACCTCCATCTGCTCCTCCCGTTGAACCGCAGCCTTCCTTCATGGAGAGGGTTGCTCGTTTGGTACTTCCTGAGCTAGCTAGAGAACTTGAAGAGACAGGGCGTATCGCGTTTGAGCCAGAACCTACTCTGCGCGAGCCGGAGGTGATGCGCTTCCCCATTGATCCCGCGTTGTCTGAGACGGCACGTAGGCTGACTACTCCACGCGAGGAGCCTCCGGAGGGTGAACAGACTATCCCGATGGTGCTAGGGACACTGTTCAGTCTGGGCGAGGACTTCTGGGGAGCGGTAGAGCAAGCACAGCCGCGCGAGGCCGCGTTTGTGAAGAGTGCGGTCACACAGCTTTTCAAGCTCTTGGGGGCGAGTGAAGAGTTCGGGCTGTCGTTGGAAGCGGAACTAGCCGATGACCCTACCGCTGTGCTGCGGCCCCTCAAAGATTCGCTGGCCGCAGCACAGCTTGTATATCAAGGGAATCCGACCGCGTTTCCGGAGGCGCACTGGCTCAAACGTTTCGTTGCTGACCTTAGCAACTTAGCTCCTTTCATAGGTATCATACCCAACAGCCTTGTGCTGGCGAGAGTAGGGAAGGAACTGGTGGAGGAGGTGGTACAGACAGGGGCCCGTGTTATTGAGAAAGAGGTTCCGGCTATAGCTGAACGTGCCCGTGCTCTTCCCGGTGCCGAGGCTGGGCGTGTACCGGAAAAGGCAGCTACTTTGAGAGAGGCCGTTCGAGAAGTCAATCGCGGTGGTGGTAAGTTACGGGTTCTCAAGGCAACTAAAAATGTTGAGCGAGATGGTCCCCTACGTGTTGTGGGAACTGATGCACAGGGACGGACAATACGGATGCAGGGGACAGAGGACTTTCTGCGAGGGCAGTTGGAGGCTGATCAATTAGCACGAGTGCAGGCCGAGTTACCGATAGAGGCTACACCACTGCCACCTACTACTGCGCCAAAGGGTACACCCAGTGGTCCCGAGCGTGGTCTTACAGCGCGCTTGCGAACGACTGAGGGATTGGTCAGCCCCGAACTTCGTCAGGCACTTGATGAGAACATCCAAACCTACGAGGAGATCGGCAATCGGGTAGCTGTTGATGAAGCTACCCAGCGAATCGCTACTGATCCTGCTGCTGCCAGGGAGAGGGTGCTGGATCTTGCACGCCCCGCCGACCCTGTTAGTGTCGCTGAGGGGCTGCTTCTCTTCAGGCAAGCCGAAGCAGCGGGTGACCTTACTGAGGCGCAACGGATCATAGCGGCTTTAGCTCAGAAGGGCACAGCCGCGGGCCAAGAGGTACAGGCGTTCTCCATCATCAGCAAGCTCTCGCCCGAAGGGATGCTGATGGAAGCCAACCGAGTGATACGGAGGTACATCACAACGGGGGGTGAAAAGGCGACCGCTGCCGTAGAGAAACGATTGGCGCAGGCCGAGGCGGCTACTCGCGTAGCAGAGGTCAAGGCCACGGCTCGTAAGATAGTCACTGATGCTGAATCCGAGGCCGCTGCGAGTCTAGAACAGGCTGCGACGTTGAGGAAACAAGCTGAGCCGACTCGCCGTGCTGCCAATCAGTACGTCAAAGACCTAGCTTTCCTCATAGACGCCAGTTCCCGTGCGGCACCGAGAGCAGTGGCCGCCGCGGATCGACTTGCAATCGGACAGGCCAAGACGGTGCTCCGGAAATACGCCGCTGAACTACCGGAGGACATGGCACGGGACTTTCTTGACCGAGCGAGAGCACTGAAGGACTTGCCGGAGGAAACTCAAACTGCGGCACGTAGAGCGCTGATAGATGAGATCAAAGCCTTCACTCCCGTGGCGGAAGCAAGAGCCACTCAGGTTGCAGCGCGAGAACAGGCGAGACTTCTCAAGAAGCGCGCCGAAGACTTGGAGGTGCTTGCGGGCCGTATGGTTCCTGAAGCCAAGAAGCGCGCTCGGAACCTTGAACGACAGGCTATAAACACCGCGCGCAGACTGACAAGCAAAGAGGGCGTAGCTCTCCCTGATGCCGTAGCGAACAATCTCATGGATAGGGCGCGCGTTGTACGGGCTATGGAGCCAGGGCTGCAACAGAATAGGCTCTACGAGGCTCTGATGAGGGACATCAGGAATCTTGTCCCCCCGTCAAAGTGGCAGATGACGATGGACGTACTGAACGTACCCAGGGCGATGCGCTCAATGTGGGACGCCTCTTTTATGCTGCGGCAGGGATGGCGAACGCTGACGACGCACCCAAAGACATGGGCTAGTGCGTGGAAGCCGATGCTTCGGAGTATGCTCCATCCAGTTGCAGCGGACGCTATACAGGACGCTATGGCTACAAGGCCCCTGGCGAACATCGCAGAGTGGGCGGGCCTCGATTTTCTGGACTTTCAAACATCGCTTGGTGTTGGAGAGGAGTTCTTCAGCAACAGGCTTCTGTCGAGGGTCCCTGGCTACAAAGGCTCAGAGCGTGGCTTCGTGGTGCCTGGGAACTGGATGCGCACGGGCATGTTTGATAACACTGTGCAGAGTTGGTTCCCTGATGGGATTGACTTCAGCAAGATCACGTCTTTGGAAGAGGCGGCAACAGTCAGCGGGCGCAGCGTAGAGGAGTTCACGGAACTCGCGCGTCTCTACAACACCATGACAGGCAGAGGCAGTATCGAATGGCTACAAGGTCGAGCCACAGCACTGTCGCCCTTGTTCTGGTCGCTTAGGTTGGCTGTTTCGCAGGTTGAGCCGTACTACATGCTGGCCGCGGGACTTGTCAGCGGCAGAGGTATAACAACGGCCACGGCTCGCTCTGAGGCAGTGCGCATGATCGTTGGGATGTGGGGCACATACTTTGCCACGGTCAAGTTAGGGGAGCTAGCTGGTATCTGGGACACAGACTTCGACATGCGCTCAGTACACTTTGGGCATGTCCGGATCAAGGGAACAAAGACCTGGTTCGACCTTACGGGTGGCGCGTCCCCTTATGTGAAGCTCATTGCTAGGCTTGCTACAGGCACTACCAAGACAGGGGCGGGCGAACTCATGCCCCTAGACCGCAAGGATGCCATTGGGCGGTTCATCCAGAGCAAGTTCGCGCCTATTCCTGGTGTTATGAATGCCTTCGCGGACGGCGAGAACTATGTTGGAGATAAGCGGGACTTAGCTGATCCCTCCGACCTCTTGATAGGGCTGCGTGATCTCTTTGCCCCGCTTTCCGCCGTAGACATCTTCGAGGGCTTTGGCGAAGACAACGTGCGCGGAGGTCTCTTATCGTCTCCTCAGTTGGTGGGGTTCGGTGCTCAAACCTACGAGACGGCCCGTGAGAACATCGGGGCCGCTCAGAATGTGGTGGCTCAGGAGGCGTATGGTGTTGACTGGGAAGCATTGCCGCCGGAGCAGCGGTGGCAGCTAGGAAGTGACCCGCGTATTGTGACAGCACAAGAAGAAGAGGAGCGTCCAGACTCTCCTGCAAAGTCAGCATGGGTAACGGGACTGCGGTTGGCTACTGAGGCGGAGATCAAGCGGCAGCTTTCCAGGGAAGTTCGTATCGCATTGGAGGACGCAGACGTGGGTATCTCAGTCAATAGGACGATAGGCCCTGACCCTGGCGTCTTCCTGACCGATGATGAGTGGAAGCGGTATAAAGAGTTGGTGGTGCAGATCGCTAACCGAGAACTGCCAGCGGGCTTTGCCGAGCCAGGCTATGCAGAAGCGACACAAGCACAGCGTAAGGACTTCTGGTCTGGCCTAATGACGGCGGTTCGTGCGGAAGCGCGTGGCATCATACTTGCGGGAGAGACTGCGGCTGTTCCCGAACGTACCGCACCCGCGGCAGCTATTCAGCCAGCACCCACGCCAGGGCGTATGCAAGCACTCTTTGGAGCGCCATGACTATCCCACTGAAGGAGTTTATGCCTGCCATCCGGCAGCTATATGCGGATGGGAAGATCACGCAGGGTGAACAAGAAGTAGTTATAGAGATACAGAGAAGCATTGCACAATTGCTGAAGGCAGGGAAACTAACGCAAGACGAACATGTGGCTCTTCTTTCACTTTCTTTACAGTGGGTAGCAGAGGAGAATATCCATCAATTAGCCGTAATGCACTATATTGTTGTGCAGGGATCGAAGAGCGACCTATTGGCCTCGTTCCTCTTAGATATGTTTGTATGGGCTGTACGGCGATGATACTCTCCAACGGCTATGTGAAGTGCGATGGCTGCGCTCGTGAGGGTCACGCGGCCACGACCCTCTTCGAGGTGCGGGACGGTGCGCTGCTTATCAAGCAGATACATCATGGGCGCGAGCATACGACCGTGGTAGAGGTCAGTAGGCTCGCTGCCCTGGTGGGACTTGACAAGGAGGCGCTGGCCTCGCTAATATCCTGATGAACCCATAAGGGTTTCGAGGGCGTGAAGCCCCCCAAAGATGTGTGCAAGCACATCGGCGGGGGTTTTTTGCGTAGTAGGAGGTGCTAATCGTGGTGATGCCAAGAGTTTCGGACGACCTCATGGCTTCCTTTTTTGCGGAGAGTGAGCCGGATGGGGCTGAGGAACTCAACGACAACGCTACAGATAACGGGCCTGAGAGTACTCCGCAAGACTCAGCACCCCAGGCGCAGGCGTCTCAGGAGCCGGAAGCCTCGCAAGCGCCGGCAACGGACGCCACTCCTGCTCTCCTCTCAGAGGTAGAGCAGCGCGTTGCACGTCTCGAAACCTCCAATCGCCAGTTTCAGGGACAAGCGGATTCAGCGCAAGCGCGAGCGGCGGCTGCGGAGCGCCAAGTTGCCATCCTGACTGCGGAGCGGGACGGTTATGTCGCAGTGCTGAAAGAGGACCAGGTCGAACTCACCCCGGAGCGCCGTGAGCTAATCGCGCTCCGAGCGAAAGAGGCGGGTAGTGCGGTGGACACACGAGTGCCCGCACCTACACGAGCCGAGATAGAGGCCCAGCAGCAGAACGACCGAGCCGCGCTTATCGAAGCCTTCAAGGACGCTGCTGGAGTTGACGCCTCAAAGGTCAACAACCTCGGCCTTGAGCTCTATACCGCTGGCGATGGGTCAGGGTTTCTACGTCATATCTTGGCTATGGCCGTCGCGCCATACAAAGCTCTTCTGGCTAAGGAGGCTCCACAGGAGCCAACTGCTCAGCAACGTCGCAATACTGCAAGTAGAGTGCCGCGGCAAAATGCCAACGGCGCAGGAGCGGCTGACTGGCAGAACAAACCGCTCCATGAACTTGATGCACGGGCGTTGATTACCGAGGGCCTTCGAGAAGAGGCGGCGCGCGGATCCTAAACGGAGGCAACATGCCGACCCTTGCGGAATACGCAAAACTTTCACAGACAAAGACACAGAAGGGTGTCTTCCTGACGATCTACACGGAAGACCAGCTCCAGAAGCACCTTCAGTACGAGACGATGGAAGGCAACGCCCTGGCCTACAACCAGGAGCTTGCTCTGCCCACGGCTACTACCGTAGCGGTCGGCTCCGACCTCTCGGACACCGAGCCGACCTACACGCAGCGCTCCACAAGTTTGGCCCGTGTCTATGTGCAAACGCCTCTTGATCGCTACGTCCTCCAGACCCGGAGCGACGTAAACAACCAAGAGGCCATCACTCGGATGGGTATGAGCAAGGCCATCTCTCGCCGGATCGCGCAACTCACCATCAAGGGTGACTCTGCGGTCGTGGGGACAGAGTTCGATGGGCTGGACAAGATGGCCCGGCTCTTCACCCGCATGATCGCTATGGACGACGGTGTGATGGACGGTCCTGGCACTGCTGAGACCGAACTTACTCTTGACCGTCTCGACTACGCGATCGATCAGGTGGAACCAGGCCCGCCGGACATCTTGCTCATGAACAAGACCATGCGGCGAAAGCTCACTGCTCTTGCACGAGCGACCGGTTCTGGCATTCTTTCCACCCGCATTGATGAGTTCGGGCGACAGGTGACTGTCTACAACGATATCCCCATCGTGATCTCAGACTGGATCACGAATGCGGAGCAGTATGCGGACGCAAGCACTTGGCCATCCAGCACAGCGACGACCATCTTTCCTGTGAAGTTCGGGCTGGTCAAGGAGGGCTTCACCCTCATGCACAACGGTACTGTCCTGACCCCCGACTTCCAGAACGTCGGGATCAAGGAGAAGAGAAACGAGAACCTCTACCGCATGGTGGTCTATCTAGGCTCCGCGCTGTGGAGCACCAAGGCACTTGTGGCTCTGGGCGGGATTGACTCGGCAGCATAAGGCTCAGGCGCAAGAGACTTAGCTAAAGGCAAGTCAAGGAGAAAAGCAACATGGCCGATCCGTATGTGAAAGAGATACAGGGCTTCTTCGTTGGCACCGTGGGCAGTACCGCTCTCATAGCGGGCGACCCCGTGTACTTCGATGGTACCGACTGGGAGCGGGCTGATGCGGACGACAACCTGAAGTACGCAGAGGCCATAGCAGTCAACAGCTTCCAGTCGAGTGAAGTCGGGGGCTTCTGTCGCTCCTGCATTATCGTGGACACGGATGCTCCCTACACTCAAGGTGGCTCCTACTACCTGAGCGCCCCTAGCGGCACTCCTGTGGCAGGCGCTCTCACAGCGACCCGCCCAACAGGGGCGAACGCCTTGAAGCAACTCATCGCCTTCGCCCTCAGCACCAGTGAACTCGTGGTGGATATCATCATGCCGCGGGAGTTCCCTGTCTGGGTTGACCTGCCCTACGCGGAGGGCTCTGCCGCTGTTACGGCTGACGCCGACTGGTCTGGCCTCTCCATGACCGCTGACGCTGACGCTGCTCATGGCCTCGGAATGATCCCTGAAGGTGCTGTAGGCGTAGTGATCGCCTACCTCTGGATTTACGTCGAGGACGAGTTGGCTGGGGGTAGCTACACCATCGATGTGTCGGCCGGTGTAGACGACGAGGCGGGGACTGCTCACGAAGATGGGATCACCGCAACGGTGGTATCTCCTACTACTGCCGATGACCTTGTGCGTGACGACGTGAGCGCGGCCTTCGACCAGTCCGGTCTAGCCGACCCAGGCAACCACTTTGGAGTCGACGTGGCGAAGGCATCTGAGACCGGTGCGGATGACTATCGCTACCACGGCGTGGCTCTCGTTCTTCTGGTGGTGTAGTGATCCAATCACGTGCGCAGGGCACCTTTCAGTTGAAGGATGTCCTGTTGGGGGGAGAGCGGGTGGAGTATCAACCCTCCACCCGCACCCTCCTATTGGCGGGAGAGGAGTTCACTTTGACCGAGTGGCTAGAGATCCGCCGGCGGATCGACCTGATCGTCAAACGTGCCATGACGGACGAGGACTGGCAAGAGTACCGCGAGCAGAGGAACTTCATGGACAAGACCTCACGTCTGCCGCAAGACATGCGGGAGGCTCCGCCGCCCTGGGAAGGCAAGGGGTCTAGCTTCCTGAGCAAGAACATTATGGACCTGACCTCTCGGAAGAGGGGGCGTATCAAGGGTGCTCCGTGGTGGCTCCGGTGGCTGTTTGATGCCGTTGTGACTAAAGAGGAGCTCGCATGACCAGAATCACGCTTGACTACGAGGACTGGGATGGCCGGACAGATGTTGTGCTCCATCGTCCAGGTACTCTCTTGGGGTACTCGATAATCAACAACGCCATTGAGGTGGGGCACCTCACCTCGAAGAAGGCGGAGCGGCGGGACGCTACTATTGCTCCTAGCGTGGATGGAGTGATCGAGCTTCTGGCGGGCGCTCTGGAGTGGCTCCGGTGGTACGGGATGCCCGCAGCCGAGGTGCAGAACCGGGTACGCGCTTTCATCAATGCCAACGTGAGCCGTCAGGACGCCACGACTCTGAGGGCAACGAACGCGGCGCGGGGAATCTCCGACCCAGGCAACCGAGCACATCTCCTCTCACCGGAGACGCAGCTACTCATTCGGAGGTAGGGATGGCCAGACCGCACCGGCACGTATGGCACGACGATGGGCTCTGCAAGTGCGGAGAGACCCATCCGGTCATCCTTGCTCTAATGGAGAGAGTAGATGCTCTCAGTGAAACTCGCCTCATCGGGTCTCGCGATGACATTGGACAGCATCCACTAGAAGTGACTAGCGAGCCTCCCGACTACAGAATTTCGGACGTTACGTTGAGGTATGCGATAAATGGCACTTGGTCAGAAGAGTTGCCAGCCGATCTTCTCTCAGCGGTAGAGGCACCAGCGCTCACGCCACAGCAGCGTGCCAAAATCGTGCGGGTAGGGTTCGCCGCTCGTGGGTGGCCCGACACCGAGCACCCAGGCACAGTGCGCGACTTTCTAGAGGAACACGGAGTCCCCATCGCATAGGGGGTAAGTCATGTCGATGCCGCAAACCAACACCAAGCTACAGGCACGCTCCCCGTTCATCTCCGCGGAGTCCCTGGCCATCGGAGCGGCCGCTGAGAGCATCGCTACGGCGGGTGGAACCATCCCGCAGAACTGTGGGGAGATATGGTTCTTCGTCCCTGCGACCGATAACATCCGGTGGGTTCCCACTGGAACACCGACGGCCGCTGTGGGGCACCGGATCACCTCGAATAACTGGGGTATGCTCCGGCACTCAGAACAGGGCGCTCTCTTGATCTCAGAGGACGGCTCTGATGTCACCGTTATCCTCGTGTACATACGAGGTGGCGGACGCGCCGATGGAATCTTCTCATTGACCGCACCGTACTAGACCAAGGGCCGAGTATCGGCCTCTGGAGTAATTCACGTCCAGGGGGGTACACATGCCAGGCTACGGGCCTATACTTACAGCGGACGGCGATGAGAACATCCCGGTCACGGCAGCGGGGGCGACACTAACTCTACCGGCAGAATTCAGTTCCGGCGGGGTCAACTCAGGGCGGGCGACCATTCAGTGTCGCACGGCCCCTGTTCTCTTCACTGTCAACGGAACCGGCCCGACTGCTGCCGATGAGAGCACAGGGCACAAGCTCAATGTGGGCGACTTCCTCCGTATCACGTCGTTGGCGATGATGCGGAGCCTCAACATGAAACCAGCGACGGGTACGTCAGGGAACGCGTTTGTTATTTACGAGAAAAGAGTGAACTAGATATGCAAGTCATACCTGCCTTTCGCACGACCCCAGGGCCAGGGACGCCTGAGGGTGACCGAGTACGCCAGAACTTCATCGCTGATCTCTTTGGAATCCTGGGCGATGTCCGCCTCCTGTGGCTTCCCGGGCTAGGGGATACGACGACGACAACGGACAAGAGCCGGAACGCTCGGGTATTCACCTACTCGGAGAGCCTTGCCTCATTCGACACCCCACCAGGAACGCAGGGCTCAGGCGTTGCCGTCACCTTCAACGGCACCGACGAAGAGGCCGACGTACCCGACAACGACGATTTCAGCTTCGGGGACGGTGCTGTAGATCAGCCATTCAGCATTGTGGCGTTGCTAGAGGCCGATGACGCAACTCCTACTGCCATTGCCAACATCTTGGCCCGCTGGGACAAGGACACAGATGGAGAACTACGAGAGTGGCGTTTCTTTCTCACGGCCACCAACGGCTATCCCACCCTGGAGTTGTACGACGAGAGTGCCAACGCCTACATAGGCAGGCAAGACCAGACGGCGCTTACGGCTAACACCTTCACTCTCTTGATAGCCACCTACGACGGCAGTGGGGCCAGCACAGGTATCAATATCTACGTGGATGCTGTCGTTCTGGACGACGCTGACTCTGCCTCTGGCTCCTACGTGGCGATGGAGAACCTAGCCGACAAGGTGCTGCTGGCTCATGGCCTGAGCGCAGCCGCTACCCCTGTAGCTGAGGAGTTCTGGGCAGGGCAGATGGGGCTTGTGGCTTTGTGTGCGAAGGAGCTGTCCACAGACGAAGCGTGGGAAATCCGAGAACTCATGAACGCGTTCTTTGATCTCTCGCTTTAGGAGTGTGAGATGAACCTACCACAGATCAACAACGTGCCTGACGACGTGGCGCCTGCGCTCCGTGAGTGGCTTGGTGAGGATGCCGTAGGACTCACCCCTCGCCAGCAGTACGTCCTGTTCCTGAGGCGCACCATCGGCCCCATACTTCGTGCTTGGCGTAAGCGCCAGAACGTAGCCGGAGCAGTGGCGGCTGAAGAAGCTGCTCGTACGGTAACTGAGGTAGCGTTAGCCACTGAGAGAGCGGCACGCTTGGCTGCGGAGAAGGCCGAGGACACCCAGGCTGATGCCGACATGGATGGCGCGAACTGATGTCTCGACTCGAACTCTCTATCGCCAGCGGCTCTCTGCTCCAGTTCTATCAGGCACTATGGGGGCCGATATATGAGGCCGTCCTAGATATTCTCGGTTCAACGGGCGTCATTCTGCCCATCGGCGATCCTCACCACGGCCAACCTAACGCTACGACGTTTGTGACGGTAGGTGGCGAACAGGTCGCCTTCACTTGGAGCGAGGCACCTGCCAGCTTTGACACTCCACTAGACCTCACGGACAAGGCCAGCTTCCAGGGAGTTATCCCTATTGTCACTTTCAACGGTACCGATGAGGAGGCTGACACCCCCGACGCTGCGTTCTGGACTAGGGACGACGCCGCTGGTGCTAACGGGTTCAGTATCGGTGCTTGGTTCAACCTGGCTGACGCGACCTCCTCCGGTATTCTGGGTCGTCATGCCGGAGGTAGCAACCGTGAGTGGCAGTTCTTCATTAATGGCAACGACAAGTTGTATCTTGAATTGCTTGATTTTTCAGCCGATGTAGTAGCGAATAGGATAGCGGATGCAGTAATAACTGAGGGTGTCTTTCACTTCGTGGTCTGCACCTATGATGGTGCGGGAGGGGCAGCCGCTGCAGATACGATTATCCTCTATGAGGACGGCGTTGTGAAGACTAGCACAGGCACCAATAATGGCGCTTACGTGGGTATGGAGGACCGGGCTGTTGCAACGCGGACTGACCCTGGCAGTCAGTTCTTCAATGGTAAGCTCGCAGGCGGCCCTCTCGGCATGTTCTTCACCCACGCCGAACTCACAGCCGATCAGGTGCTTAGGCTGTACCAGTTTGGCCGTAAGGCTCTAGGATTGTGATAGCGGAGGAGTGATGGACGCTGTTGCGAAGGAGCGGATCGAGGCCATCCGTGGCTATGTGGATAAGGTTGAGGTCCCGGGCGATGGCACGGTCACGATTTGGATTGAACGTGAGGACCACACCTATGGCACGCTGGTGCTATCGACCATGATGAATGTCCAGCATCGTGGGAACGCCATGCACTTGCAGCCCAGCATCTACGTCGAGTGGAAGGAAGGAGTAGCGCTGCCCGATGGCTCTACACGGTCACCATAAGCTGACACAGGCTAAGGCGGGTACCATGCTGCGCGAGAACCGCGCGCGGGGTAGACCCTTGACCAAGAAGCAAAAGGGTCTCTTTGGCCTCATTCGGGGCGGAGGCACACCTACACGTCTCGCGCGCCGGCGGAAGAGACGGGGCCGTGCCTAGAATCAGAACCGCCACCGGTAAACTCGTTCATCTCCCCATCACTCAGAAGAGGGAGCCGCGCGCTTCTACCATGGCCCGTAGAGGGAATGGCCGCATGGCCCGTATCGCCCGTAGGCGGCGCAAGGGGCAGCGTTAGATGTCACCTGGGACGGAATATACCCTAGAGGACTTGGCCGAGGAGGTCAGCGAGCAGCTAGGTGATAACAACAAGTTCACCACCTCTGCTGCGGGCCTTGCCGATGGGACGACGCTGATCTCGACCGATCTTGTGCGTCGTCCTGGGCAGGGCTGGATACCGAGCCTGGTAGAGATCACGAGCGGGAGTGCCGACGAGGAGATCAGGCCGTCTCAGGACTTCTCTGTCTCCGGCACCACGGCAACTCTTACCTTGTTCAATGCTTTCGGCTCCCAGATTGCCAATAGCGTTACCTTCCGTATTCACTTCATCGACCCTATCTGGAAGCGTCAGGGAGTCATCGAGGCTCTCCGTGTCGTCTCCGCGATGTTCCCCTTGCACTTCAGTGAGGATGTCCTAGCGGGGGAGCTACTGCGCAACCACGACTTCGAGTGGTGGAGGACACCGAGTCGGCTCTACGATTGGGAGTATATCGGGGGCACCCTGGCTCGCTCTACGACCGCATATCAAGGGAGGTACTCGGCTTCCCTTACTGGCGGATCGGGTGAGGTCAGGCTGCGGATCGATCTTCCGGTCGAGCTAAACGGGGTCGCTCTCACGTTTACCTGCTGGGCTCGCTCCGCCGCTGCTGGCGCTGGCCAGATTATCCGATTGAGCCAGGGAAGCACCGATGGGGATAGCAGCGCTCTATCGGCCAGCGACACCTGGACGGAACTCACAGCCACTCTCACTCCTTCCGATGCAGTCCAGCCCATCTTTGCAAGGCTTATCAACACGACACAGACTGCAGTCCTGTATGACCGAGGCTCCCTGGCGGTGGCCAGTGGGAACTCCGTTAGTTGGCTGCCGATCTCCGAGGTGCTGATGCACTTGGGAGAGGTACAGCTTGGCCCCGATGCTTCTCAGAGTCCGAACCAAACTCAGCACTTCTCTCCCCATCCTCTTCCAGCTTATCTTGACCGTGCGCGTGGGTATGGTTGGTACGACCGTTTGTTTGCGACCGAGGCGGGCTGGGGGGGCGCACAGAGTTCCTCTATCTACCTCCCGCGGAATCGTCACATGCGGATTATCGGGCACGCACGATGGCCTGTCCTGTCAGCGCTCAGCGATACAGTAGATCTCACGGAAGAGCAGAAGCAGTACATCGGCGTGGTGGGTGGACTCTATGCGCTCACGAAGATGATCGGTTCCGACCACCTATCGGGTTCCGAGCGTTGGGAGCGTCAAGCCCAGATTCTTGAACAGCGTAGGGTGGTCCTTGAACGGAGAGCACGGGAATCAGCGCCGGCCATAGCGCAGCAGATTTGGTGGTAGCCCGGTGGCTATAGGGCTGCGCGATACTGTTGGCGGCGGGCCGAACTCACCTGAGATCGACCTGGAGTTCGACGCCGCTGAGACGCTTCCCACTGGCGTGGAGCGCAGACTGGGCTTCTGGCTAGCGCGGGCCCAGGGCCAACGACCGCTGTTCAGTTCTATGGATGATGCAAGCCGCATCATCGTGGATCAGGTAGCACGTGCAGGATTCTCCATTGATCCCCAGACTCTCGAATGTAGTTTTATCAAGGACGCATGGGATGGGCCATTCGGGGCCTTCAAGCAAACAGCAGGCGGCAACCGCTTGGCGTTCACGAATGGTGTTGATCACCGCAAGCGGTATTCAGTTCTTGCCCCCAGAACCTATACGGCGGGTATCGGCAGTGGGCAAGCGGTGCTCTCTGCTCGTATCACCGCCTATGTAGAGTTCAAGGGCAACCTCTACTGTACCATTGAAGGAGACCTCATTTACCGTCTCGATAACTGGAGCGGGTCGGGAGAGGGCACGGCTTACTGGACGGAGGTATTCGACCACTCTGACAATGCGATGGTCTTCCGCGATCTCGTGGTCTACGACAACGTGATCTATGCAGCGGGGGGGGAGACCGCGGCGTATGCCTACTCCACCGATGGCTCAAGCTGGACGGAGAGCAACCGCGGGGGAACCCTGGACAAAGCAGAACAGTGGCGCGTAGTGAACAACTGGCTTCATAAGATCAGGGTCCCCAACCTCCACTATCAGACCCAGGACGGTCGGAACGGTGCCGGCTCATCGAACGACTGGTCTTCCGTTGATGAGATAGGTGAGGCGGGAGACACCGGCACTATGACGGCCTTTGAGATCGTGGCGCTTGAAAACCAGGTCACGTTCGCTAAAGAGGAGGGTATCTTCCAACTTCCGCCAGAGGGTGAGGCACTGGACATCTATCCTGAGCTCCAAACGAAGCGGGACATAGGCAACGGGTTCCATGCCTTCGTGTGGAACAACGCACTCCAGTACCCGACTTACAGGGGGGAACTCTTTGCTCTCAAGGGCGGGATAGTCAATATGGTCACACCCGCGCAGAGCGTGGAACGACGACTAGGGATCACTCCGAAGAGCCGCGAGGTCTGGATCGGTCAGGTGAAGGCTATGGCTTCTACGCCACAGTACCTCTTCGCTGAGGTGCGTCATCCTGGCGGAACCTTCCACCGTATACTCGTGGCGGAGGAGATCGGCGGGCGCTATATATGGCGCACTCTTTTTGACTTGGAGACTGCCACGTCGGATGAACTATTCGTCTCCTCTGCGGCTACAAGTGGGCCTGTTCTCTGGGCTTCTGGAGACACCGAACTCGGCTACATGGCGAGCTATTGGGTTCTGGCTGTTGGCCCTGATCCGACTCAGGACACCCGTAGTAGGTATCGTAGTGGGGGGATAGCCTATGAGCCGTGGTTGGACTATGGTATCCCCACTACGCGGAAGCGCTGGTCGTTCATGGAGGTTGAGGCTACCGCGACTCACGACACCGCTTGCGAGATCACGGTGCGGGCGATCGCTGAGTCTGGAAGAACCTACCAGAGGATCTTGACGCCGACGATCAAAGGGGTGCGCCGTACGTTCAGGTTTCCTAAGAAGTTCATTAGTGAGCGGCTTCGTATTGAGTGGGACTACCGTACCTCCGACGCGAATGAGACGCCGACCATCATATCGCTGATGATAAAAGGTATCGCTCTTCCTCCGCCTGTTCGCGTCTTTGACCTTACGGTCGATGTGCCTAGCGCGGGGCTTCAGACAGGTCTGGCGACACAAGCGAAGGCACGTGCTTTTCTTCTCCATGTTAGAAAGGCCCTGATCCCGATGACGCTCTATGACGTTCGTTATCCTGGCGAGCCACCTCCCGGGGCAGCGAACTTCGTGCCTAAAACTGCCTGGAAGGTTGTGTCGTTCCCGCCATCTCCTACTGAGGTTGTCACTGCACATGATTCCCAGAAATGGGAGGAGTCTTGGCGGCTGACGTTCATCGAGGAGCATACGCGGGAAGATGAGTTCAATGATGATGACGAAGACGATGATGATGACGACGGCGACGGCGACGGCGACGGTGGCGATTGCCCTGAATTGCCTCCCGCGGAGTGCTTCCCTGGGATAGGTGGTGGGCCTGAGCATGTTGTCACGTCCGGCATCACGTCTGCCGGAGTACCGTGGATCGCTCAGACATGGAACTTCATGTCAGACGATGCTGATGTTCTGTGGGAGGCTATCGGGATAGAAGGGATTACGCATTCCAGCGATGTGACGGAGTGTGTGCTTGTTATTGACCCCTGGGTTCCGATGGGAAAGCAGGCGACTCCGACAGGGCGGGCCTATCTACTGGTCAATCGTTCGACGGGTACGAATCAGGGCACACTGTACTACTCAGACCTTGTGAGCAACGTGGGGCTGGGCCCAACCACGACTTGGACTGCTGTTCTTACTTTCGCTATCGCAGATGCTGTGATGACTGAGGTCCTGGACGACTCTCTTTTTACAATTCTGGGTGTCCAAGCATCAATAGCGGAAGGGGATGCTGCAGCGCGGACTGGCTACATCGGTATCATTTTCAATAGTGGTGCAAATGCTAACAGCGTTTTTATGCACTCACACAATAAGGGCGCGACGTGGTTCGGCTTCGCCATCGATGATAGCTTTGATCAGGGTGACACGGGCCGTGGCGACTTTGATCTAAACCAACGCGACGTGAGTATTGTTCATTGGGGAGCAGAAACTGCGACTAATAAGTTTTCTCTCAGACATAGCCACAATCACGGCCATAGCTTCTTAGGTGCTCATGCCACGACCGATGGCTCCGGGGGTGGGCTTCGGACGCCTTCGCCGATCACGAACTATGACCCTGATACAGGCTGGGTCTACTTCAACGAGGATACTCACTCCGGCACCATCCGGAAAAGTGTTGACGGAGGTCACAACTTCTTCGCTCAGGGTTCAGCGAACGTCCCGATCAACGGCTACCACATGCGATCCCACGACATAATAAGCAACTGGGATAGGGCAGCAGCTTATTGGCGTGAGGGGAACGATTTCAAGCGAAGCATCGACGACTTTGTTACCATCAGCACGGAGAGTGCCCCTCTCAACACGATCGCGTCTATGGACGGCTACATGGCGAACCTGGTGCGAGCGAATGTCTATCAGATTGGAATCAATTCTACGACCCGCTCCCGGATAGAAGCATACTTCTCAGCTGACTGGATTGTCTTTGTGGAGCACACCGGCGATCTCAACTCCATTGCTGGAGGCCCTGGTGCTGGCGGGGCGCTGCACTCATGCACTAGTGACTTTACCAGCGGGTAGCCATGCCCCCTAAGCGCCACGGCGCTCTTCCTCTCCTCCCGCACTTCGCCCAAGCTCTCATTGAGCGTCCTGAGAACATCAGGCGCTCCCTCGCACTTCTGATAGGAAAAGACACCGGACGGGTTATTGTAGACACCGATCAGGCTGGCTCCTTCGCTCTCCAGGAAGAGCCTGACGCCTTTGTCATCGCCTCTGGTGTTATCAACGTCCAGACGGGGCCTGGTCGCAATGTGGCCTCTCAGAGCGCCGTCCAGGTTGACACGGAGTCCTCGGCGGCGACGGATGACCTCGATACCATCAATGGAGGCCGTGACGGGATGGTCCTTGTCTTGCGAGCGACGAACACGGCTAGAACAGTCGTGGTCAAGAACGGGACAGGAAACATCGTTCTGCCCGCTGACGTGAGTCTAGACACGAACGCCATGATTCTGGTCCTTTGGTACAATGCTACGCTCTCAAAGTGGCTGAGCACCCCTCGACCCCGCCTGCCGCTTACTACCAAGACCGCAAATTACACGGCTACCACGTTAGACAATGTGATCCGGTGTAATCCAGGTGGGGGAGCTTTCACTATTGCACTCCCTCCAACTGCTGGTCTTTCGGGGTTCGACCTCTACATCCTCAACGTCAGTGGTTCAGCCAACGCTGTCACTGTGGACGGTGACGGCTCAGAGACTATCAACGGGAACCTCACCTTTATTCTCGGTGCGCATGACGCCATACATATTTCAACCGAAGGTAGCAACTGGGACATAATGTAGGAGGATGGGATGAGTCTTATTTCTGAACTCCTCTCGGCACGGGACGCCTTCGCGCGGCTTAGGGTTAGTTCCCCCGTCACCATCTTCACCTCGCAGATGGAATACGATGGGCAGCCATTGCTGTGGCTGACCGCCACATCAGGGAGTGGCTCTATTAGCCATAATGCCAACAAGTCCGCCGTTGAACTGGACGTGACTACAGCGAGCGGCGATGAGGTAATCAGGCAGACCCGACGCTATCTCCGCTACCAGCCCGGGAAGTCCCAATTCATCGCCATGACCTTTCTTTTCGCCACGGCTGCGGCCAACCTGCGCCAGCGTGTGGGCTACTTCGACGCCGAGAACGGTATCTTTCTGGAGATCGATGACACCACTGTCAACGTCGTGCGAAGGAGCAAGGCGACCGGTTCTGTCGTGGACGATGAAGCAGCGCAAGCGGACTGGAACATCGACGCGCTGGACGGGTCGGGGCCATCGGGCGTGACACTCGATCTAACCAAGACGCAGATCCTCGTAATTGACCTTCAGTGGTTGAGTGTGGGGCGTGTGCGGGTCGGCTTTGATATTGACGGGATGCTTTACTACGCCCATGAGTTCAAGAATGCCAACGTCCTGACCGTTCCCTATATGACGACGGCGAACCTACCGCTACGGTATGAGATCACAGCGAAGGCTGGGTTGGCTGGAGCCGCTGAGTTGCTCCAAATCTGTCAAACTGTCATATCCGAGGGTGGTGCCGACATGGAGAGAGCGCTTCTCTTCAGTGCAAATACAGGGACCACCGCTCGAACCACCGTAGGAACAACACCCCTACCGATCCTTTCTATCCAGCCAAAGACCACTTTCAACAGCATCCCTAATCGCTCCGAGATGTTGCCAGAAGCGTTCGAAATACTATCAGTGGACAAGACGATACTTTGGGAAATCGTCTTCGACGGCACTCTCACGAATCCTAGTTTCGCTGACGTGAATGCTAGTAGTGGGATGCAGAGAGACATCGCAGCCTCGGCGATCAGTGGGGGAATCGTGCTGGATAGTGGCTTCCTTGTTGCTGGTGGAGGAGTCAAGGGCTCTGAGGCAGCCGCCGAGATCACACGACAACTGCGCTTGACCCTTGATATAGGAGGTGCCAACCCCACGCCTATCAGCTTGGTAGTAACGAGTTTCAGCGGTAACGCGAACGTCTATGGTTCAACTCAGTGGAGTGAGGCGAGATGATGGCTGTTCCTCTGCGCTTCGAGACACCATTGGCCTGTCGTGAGTTGGACTGTATCCTCATGTGGGGGCCGGATGGCAAGCAGTTCGAGATTGACCACGAGGGGCCTACAGGCTTAGAGACTCAACGGTTCCCCTCTACCTGACCTAATCTCCAAGAGAGGGTTCAGCAGTGGTTGAACGAGAGGCATGGTGAACTATAATGGAGATAGGAGTCGGTCTCTTCGGTGCTGTAATCCTCTACATGTTCGCCCGTCAGGAGGCAGGCTTAGCAAAGCTGCGTGACTCGATTGACCGGCACACTGCATCCACGGACGGGCTTATCGCTCTACTGAATCGGATCAACGGGAGGTTATCGTGAAGTGGCGTCCACAGATACTCGCGGGGGTGCTGGTGCTAGGTGTGGTGGCCATCGCCGCTATCACCTATGGGATGACGGATGTAGCGACGGGCGCGGCTACAGGGATCGCCCTGGCGATCTTCAAGTTGGCGGAGGGTGAGTGATGGCTAGCGAGACAAGACAGCCCTCTGACTCCTACCTTGATGTCGGAATTGAAGTCCAAGTTAGCATATTGCAATCTGGGGGAATCGAGACCTTCGAGTCCTGTCAAGGAGGTGAAGGCCACGCCTTCGCAGAGCCGACGGTCAGGTTCCACGGTGATCGTTCAGAGGGGTTTAGGGCATTGGCGATAGTCTTGCGGGCTGGGTTGCCTGTGCTCTCGCTACGTCGGTACTGGAGCATCGAAGATAGTGAACCAGTTGGCCCTTCATGGGAATTAGTCTTCAAGGCCAAAGAGTTGATATGAGACTTGGCTTTGGGTTTGACCTTGAGCGGTGGGTCATTCACCTCATGGTAGAGTATGAGGATGGCGAGTCGGAGTGCCTCCAAAACCTTAGCTTTGATAACTTTGCTACAATGGGGACAGACTTCTCGGACCAGGTCTTGCTGACCTCACGTATGGCAGCCACGGCGGTGCAGATGAGGAACGGGGAGTGTACACTGGATGAGATAGATGCCGTACTGAGGCGGATGCAGGGAGGTGAGTGATTGATGCCACTACTTTATAATAGACCACTTATCGGCTACGGCGTCCAGGGTGACGCCCCTGACCTGCTGAGGCACAAACACGAGCTACTCTTGGTGCTCAATGGAGATTGGGACTACTACTGGCGCCTCTATGAGAGCGTGCCAGAGGCGGACCGTCCACAACTCTGGTATCGCCACTACGACCGCGATACGATGTCCCACGACCCCTTCCTGTTCGGGCGGGAGCGGGCCGCGGATGCTGTGATTGTGCGGGAGATATGGGGCGAGAACTTCGGCGGGCTCATCGGCATCAATGAAGCCAACCTCGCCAACGAACACGCCCATGAGTTCGAGGGCGAAGGGCACTGGAGCTGGGAGCGGCAAGTCTATTGGGAGTCCTATGACGGCTACAAGGCCATGCGTGATTGGGAGATCGAGTTCATCCGAGGCGTCGATTCCATAGATCCCACCCTCAACATCGGTGTCTGTGCTCTAAGCCCTGGCCACCATGAGGACGGGCCGGATGTAGCCCAGGATGGTTACTACGGCTACCAGGACGGGCTCCTTGGGGATGTGGTCAAATATCAGCGCCCTGGCCCTGGTGAGATCGTCCTGGTTGTACACTCCTACTGGGGGCTGTGGGCACCGAGAGAGGGTCTTAGAGATGCCTTGGCGGAGTGGCTCGCCTTCCGCGTGTGGCGGGAGGAGGGGTACAAGGACCTGGTAGAGCAGGACGTGTTCAACGACCCGGGCGGTCCAGCGACCATCTTCCCGGATACGAAGCTCCTGATCGGTGAGTGGAATTCTCCAGACAACAGCAGGGACATTCCTCTCGAGTACACTATGGATGCCGTCTTTTTCCACCGCGAGTTGCAGACACGCTACGCCAAGAACCTGATCGGCAGTGCCGTCTTCCTCTACAAGAGCGAGGGCGTGGATCACGGCGAGTATACCCACTGGGGCCAGCCTGTCCTTGCCCAGCTCGACATCTATATCTCTAGTCTACCTGCCCTCTCAGGGCCATCGGAGGAGCCTGTGTCAATCTATGACCGTCACAAAGTGTACGACCGGTGGGCCGAGACATTCGGTGCAGCGGGCTACAATCCTACGGCTGCCATCATGATCGCTTGGCAAAAGGCCCAAGCCGAGGATGATGACTGGGGTGTGCCGCTTGCTCCTGAAGTAGAGGATGGCCCATTCATCACCCAGAACTTCGCTGATGGCATCGCCTTCGTCCTCAAGGGTGATTGGGCTAATGTGGGCTTCGCTCGCACTGAGGAAGAGCTCCCTTTAGCGTAGGGGCGAAGCCTCTGCGTCTGCCCTTCGACGGTGACTTCGCCCTGACTCAGCCCTTCGGATACGACCCGCTCTATCGGGGAAATTCTTGGCATCAGCACATCGGCACCGATTGGGCTACTCCTATAGGTACTCCCATTCTAGCGATGGCCGACGGCGTGGTGGTGATTGCCTCAGCTAGCTGGCCTCCCGCAGTGACATACTTGGAGCCGGTCTGGGCGAGCCCAGGAGCCTATGGGGCGTATGTGCAAGTATGGCATGAAGCATTGGGCTTCTCTACGGGCTACGCCCATCTGAGCGGGCTCTCCGCGCGTCCCAAGCAAGCATTGTTAGCTGGAGGAGCCCTGGGCCAGAGCGGGGAGAGCGGGATTACCTTCGGTGCACACGTCCACGTCATGGCTCTTCGGGATGCGAGGCCGTTTGACTTCGCTGATCTACTGGTGGTGGGGTAGACTCCCGGGGCGCTCGCTCCTCTAGTTCTTCCACAAGCATTACTATCTGCCTTGCCATTTCACGTGCGCGTGACAAGTTAGGATCCGACCCTCTCCAAAGTTCATCCCGAAGCAGCGATGACGCCTCAGCTTTCCATCCTGGCAAAGCTGCTAGATTGAGTCGCTGCTTACGCCGCTTGTTACCTTCCCCCATCACTCATGCTCCTGGGCTGCACTCCTATATAGTTTCACCGCAAGGCGTACCACTTCGTCAAAAGCCTTCGATCCCTTACTGGAGAGACGTGCATAGGTATCCAAGATGGCCTCCTCTTCGCTTTCCCCTGCTCCCACCATGTGTCCTGAGGCCACCTCCGTCACGGCATACCCTTTATCGTCGGTAGAAGTATGCACGAAGAACCTCTGCGCGAAACCTGGGAACGTGACCGGCTCACCCAAGATCATTTCGAACTGAACTCCGCTCTCATACCGCCAGACAGCGATCTCGTACTCTTGTGCTGCCGGATGCGCTAGGTCATTGAGGGCTGTATGCGCAGCGTCATGGCACGTCTGTAACTCCTGCCCTCCCTGCTCCAGCACGCGCTCCCGCTCGGTAGCTGCTCGCCCATGAGCCACCAGGAGATCAACTTGGCCCTGGGCCTTGGCGAGTTCTCCTTCCAGGATCGCTATTCTCTCTCTGAGATACTCAGGATCATCTTTGAACTCTTCAATCAACCGAGTGATGATGGAATCTGGCTGCTCCACGCCCTGGTCGCTCATAGCTACCTCCTTGTTGGCAGGTGTCACCCCGTACCTGCCCACCTCAGTGCGTCCAAGGGATCTCAGGTCCCCATCGCTCAGCACTTCGGCTCTCCCTCACCACTCGCCTTGCAATCACCACTCAACTTGCAATCGAGTGGCACTCACCCGTACCGCCGAGACTACCCATGCCCCGTTTATTGCTCGTGGGCTGTGAGGCGCACCAGCATCGCCCTTTCATCTCAGCGGTGTAATGTTGGGGGTGGGGGTTGCATACTTGGACAGAGCCCCCACCAAGCGCCAAGCCGCTCCGTATACGGTCATGTTAGCCAGGCCCAGGGCCTGAGGGTATATCACCCCGCTCCCTGGGACATCCTACCCTCTTTGTAGGCCATCTTCGCGTCCGTTGTTCCTACGGAATCGTCTTTGACGGCTATCTTACCGCGTACCTGGCTCGTTGCTGATTCATGGGGATTATGCGTCCCCGATGATTCATTTTCACCTCCCTTCATCCCCAGATCAGCCCTGCCGTTCTCATCGCTGCGTTGTGTGTCGCTTGGTCATATGAACTAGGGTTGAAGCTAGGATGCCTTGCCCAACGCATAATCCAAGCGTTCATCATCTTCGTCGTTCGCCCTGTCTCTGCGCAACATCCACATGGCTCCCAGGGGCCTCTGTCATCGGGATACATCGGGCCCGTATCCTCGCCTCCACGCATGCCATGACAGGCTTGGCACTGTACTATGTCAGTCCGAGCCATCTCTTGCCTCCCGTATCCGTTCTAGCGCCTGTAGGCAGCGCTTACACGTTATGGCTGCACCCTGATGGGTATACCTTATCTCAGATTCCGCAACCCCAACACCGCAACGTGTAAGGTAAAGACTCGTGAGCACAGGATCAAACTTTCCAGTAAGACTATGAACGGTATTTCTTCTCCATAGACTCACCCTGTCCGGTGTTTCCGTGGTCATCACTCCTCCTCGCCTCGCGCTTTGCGCAATCGGCTCACGGCTTTTCGCTCGCGCCAGTATCGGCGCAGCGCTTCTTTTTCCACATCTCCGATCAGCACAGTGTTGTACCTTTTCTTCCAGTATGCCTTCCGGTGGTCAGGGCAACAGAAGCGTTGCTGTGATCCCCCTTTCCTGGGCGTGAAGCCAATTCCGCATTCGAGGCAGATAGCCATGTCCTAGCAGCATTCTAACGCTCCTACGGCGAGAATACAAGCCCTATCACAGCGCTTGCAGTGCCTTATCCCAGGTTGAGAAATGGCGAATTCTCGGGAGGTAGGTGAACACGTTCGTTCGAGGCCCGACGAGCCAGACTTGATGCCGCCCCAAACCTAGAGCGTAGCCCAGCTCAACATAGAGGCCCCCGCGCTGTCGTCCAGTCTCCACATTGCTGGTGTCAATGATTAGCAGGGTCGATGCTTGGATGTCGTCTATGTTCTCTGTTGCAGAGACGGTAGGATCGTCAAAAGAATGGAGAGGATTCTTTGCCCTCTCCAACCAGCGCCCATGGACGACGTGGCCTTTGCGCTGTAGTTCATCACGGATCGGAAGAAGGTACTCCCAATTCGAGAATCTGCTGGCGATGTAGATATGGGTCATGATGCTGTCACCTCAGCGGTCGGAATCCCCGGCCGCTCCATACTTACTGTCACCTCGACTCGTGGACTAGCCTTATCAACCTCCGGTTCCTCGATGTGCCAGAGAAAGCGATGGTCGTCTACGAAGAGGCCCCTTGCGATACCGTCACCGATGAGCTTCAGGATGTTGTCAGCATCCCTCCGGCGATGGTCGGGAAAGTAGCATTTCAACCACAATCGCAGGGAACCAGTGTAGCCTCTTAGCCAGGGGTTTCTACACTGGTTGTAGCCTTCTATCGCTGCCCAACCTACATCATCCAGATACTGCTTGGCTTCGTCCGTCAGTGCATTGAACTGCCCGCCATAGCGGGAAGCACGTCGTACATAGATGTGGTTCACCGATGGGGGAACGCCCGGGATGTTGATTGTGAACTCGGTGGGGATAGGCTCTTCATGAATGGACTTCTCGCTAGTCATCTCGTTGGGCTCCATACACGAGAATGACTGATGGGAACGGGGCGCTGTACTTAGCGCCACCGAACTTCAAGCGGCCTCTCACAAACCGAATCTCCTTCGCCCTCATCGCGTACTCGTGCCACCATCTACGTGGTATACTTAGTAAATGAAGAGCACGGAGAAGGCTTGGTTGGCTGGTATCATCGATGGAGAAGGGTGCATCCACATTCGTAAGAATAGCCCCACCGAACGAAGCAAGCACCGGTCTGTCATGTATTCGCTTGTCCTGAAAGTGTCGATGTGCCATAGAGAGACCATTGATCGTATCCACGCGATCGTTGGTTTGGGACATGTTTCGAGGAGTGCTAGCGCTAAGCCTAACCATCAAGAGGCGTGGGCATGGTACACCCAGAGCCGTGAAGCCGGGTTCGTACTGCAAGCTGTCCTGCCTTATCTTGTTACCAAAGGTGTCGAGGCTAATACGGCCCTCCAATTCCTGAACCTCCCTAGCGCTCGTTCTGGCCGCCGTCTCGTCTCGCCCGAATTGACTGCACATAGAGAGCACTTCTACAAGCTCCTTCAGGCGCTCAAGCCTCGCAAAGGGAATCGTGAAGGTGGCTTTGATCCAATCTCACTAGATACCCCCAATCTGAGAGTGGCTGTAGACTCGAAACACCTTGCCCATATAGGACAAGGGCAGAGGGAAACGGCGCAGAGTTCCTTGCCTCCCCAAATCTAAGTCTACCCCGCAGGAATAGTACTTGAGAGGCCGATTGGAAGATGCTTTGGAACCATCTAGTATCAGTACGAGACGGGAGCAAGTAGACAGCCACCTCAGCCTCAGTCGCCTCTGCAAGCCAGTCAACTATGCCTCTCCCATAGGGCGGATTACAGAACACGCGCTCTCCATACCAAGAACGGACAAGCCCATCGGTGTCAGGATCTAGGGGGCATGGGTCTAACGTGAAGTGAAACTCTTCGTCTAGGGCAGTGTAGAGTGCCTCTGAAGTAGCCCAGCTACCGGATTGGGAACTGAATACGACCCTTGAGAACGGCATCACTTAGCTAGAGGAAGCGGCAGCTTCCTCTAGCTTCAGCCTGTTGTAGGTATTGAGCCGTTCACGGTGACGACGCATCGCGCTTTCCCGCTCCTCTTTGCACTTGAGGCACAGCGACGGTTTGAAGCCTGTTCTGATATTTCCCAGGTCAGCCCAGGTATCTTTCACCTTCTCCACGGCAATGCCGCAGAAGGTGGAGGTACTCTCGGGTACCAGGTCTGTCCGTTCTACGTAGTGATGTCTCCACCCGTCAGTGTTGACCTCGTACGCTGTGAGCTTGAGGTTGCGGATGTACTTATCGCTGCGGATAGCGATGTCGTCGATGGTGTGCCAGGGCTTGGTTTCACTGCTCATACCTTTACTCCTTTTACCATCTCTCTCCTGATCTATGGCTGGCTACGTTCCCGTAGGTTGGGTCCCTCGACCCTGATGATGCGCTCAGCACCGCAGAGTTCCACGATCCGCCAAGTAATGCGCACACCAAGCCGCTCTGAGAGCGCGTCCAGGTCGAGGTTGCTTGTGAAGACGGTGGCCAGCGCCTCCTCATGGCGGTAGCCGATGACTTGATATAAGCGATCCTCAACCCACCCTGTGCCTTTGATATGCTCCGCGCCGAGGTCGTCCAGGATTAGGAGCTCGGCGTTGCGGCATTCCTCCAACGTGTGCCACTCGCTCGGTCCATCGCCGGCGTAGGATGCCCTCAACTGGCTCAGAAGAGAGGGGATGGTCCAGAAGGACACGACGATGGTGCGCCGGGTCGGGATGCCCCAGTTCAGATACGGCGGAGTGTACCGAGCCTCAAAGAATGCCCGACCATATCCAACGGCCAAGCCAGTTTTACCAACCCCGTAGTCGCCCCAGAGGTAGAACGAGGCCGACGAGGCCGACTCCTCTGACAGGCCAATACGGAGATTAGCAGTGAGCCCGGGGGCAGACGTGTTGAGCGGCGACGACTCAAGCGTGACGTTGCGGAAGCGATACGGCACGCCAGTAGCCCTCCAGCCTTCAGCTTCAGCGTGCGCCATATCTTGCGAATGTTCCGGGTGTGGCTACGGGGGCTCGTTTATCGGGCAACACCTCAACGTTCTCAAACCAACGTCTCAGGCGTCTGAAGCTAGCTCTCTTCTTACGATTAGCAGGTTCTCTTTGCCAATCGAGGAAGACAAGCGCTTGCTGTCTAGGGTCTATTCCATACTTTTCTGCAACCTGTGCTAGGTCCGTCAACTCGTCGGAGGTTGGCCTGTAGCTATAAGCGGCCTGCATAAGTTCGTGGAAGGGTTCAAGTGATGGCGGTATTATTATAGGGGGAGGGGTTGGGATGGGTGGGGTCCTCTCTCCTTTAGGGCTCTCTCCTTTAGGGCTCTCATTGGAAGTAAAGTCCGTGCTACCCTGGGGTGTAGAATCTACACCCCCTGGGATGTTGTTTTCTGCATCCCTTGATCTGAAG